GTCCTACCGTGATTGGAAATTTGAAATTGCACCTACAAATTATAAAAATTTCACTGACAGTGCAATGAAAACCTTTGAAGAGCAACGAATATTAAAGCTACTAGACGACGACAACATGTCCGAAGTTGAAAAAATACAACGCTTCAATGAAAGTTTTACTAGATTGACTGACTTAAACATCGGATTGATGGCGAGAAGTGTAGTTGCTATTCAATATCAAGATGAAGATCCTGTAACTGATCCAACACATATAGCAGAATTTTTTGACAACGCTGACAAGGATCTGTACAAGGCTGTGCTGGATCATATTGAATCACAAAGACAAAAGTTTAAAATAAAATCTTTGAAAGTAGTAACCGGTGAAGAAGAACGTGCAGCAGGTGCTCCAGAAGAATTTATGCTGCCTATTGTTTTTGATCGTTCTGATTTTTTCGCATAAGGATCTCAACTTGGTCAGTTGAAAAGATCTTACAAGAAGTTGAGATCCTAGATAACGAAACAAAACAGCTAAAACATAACTTGTTTAAAATTTGTTGGAGCATGAGAGGAAGCGTTTCGTTGTCAGAAGCGTATGAGTTGTCGCCTGAAGATCAAGAAATCATAGCTAACTTGATAAAAGAAAATCATGAAGTAGCTAAAAAAACAAACCTGCCTTATTTCTAAAGCAGGTTTTACTTTTTAAATATAGATTAATTGTTATTTTGTAACGTTGTATCCGGCTGCTTGTAGTGCAGCAATTGCTTTTTGAAGTTTAGGATCAACTGGACCTCCGGCTGGCGCAGGTGCCGGTGCAGCAAACTTACTTTGACGTCCCTTGGCACCTTGTGATTTAAATCCTTGTTGAACTGCTTTCTTTAATAGTTCATCAACTTCGGGATTGCTCATAGGTTCAGCTGGATCTCTGCCACTAGCCTGTCTGCTTTGACCTAAGTCTGCATCAACTGAATCAGATGAAAGACCTTTTTGTCCTAAAAAGTTTTTAAAATCGTCCGGAGATAGTGTTCCTTTGGCAATGCCACTTCCTGCCATCCATCCAGCAAGATCTTTTTTCATAGCATTAGCGTCATTACCTACATCAAGTTGTGCTCTAGCACCAGTACTACCTAGTTTACTTGCTATACCAAGACCAGCACGTTTCAGCATACCCATAGGTTTTTCGTTTAACTCTGTTTCTGAGATTATCTGATGTATTTTCATTCCAAGTATCCTTAAACTTATTTGTATTATTTATGAAGAACTTTAAAGTTGAACTACGTTCAACTGTGTTATCGCTATCGCTCAACACATATTATCTTTATCTTAATGATTAAGCATATGCGTAGCATATGCAATTAATATTATGTAGATTAATCTGGTCAGACGGAACCTGTTAACAGGTTCCTCCTTCTCAAACATTATGTGAGTATCACCAGCCGAGACTTGGAAGTAGGTGTTTTCTGCTACACAATGGGCTCTGACCTTTCCCAACCTACGTCGACATCAAAATATAGTGTATGCGCTATAAAAATATTTTAATAAAAATACTTTTAAAGGATATACACTATACTTTTATCCGTTGCTTCGTTCCTAGTGCAAACGGTTTTTATGTGTAATGTGCAGTGTTTCGATTGCCAACATTCAACCTATGTCAATCAGTGAGCCCAATTTGTCTGATGGCTTCCACTCTCTGGAGTGTCAATCAACATGTTACGTGTCCGGTACCACCCGGTTTTTCCACAGCGGAGTTTTAAACTGGCCCGCCAACCTTATGTGTTGGATTATTTTGCCTACAGCTTGCCTTTAAGGAATCTTCCTTTAGTCCTGCCTGCTTTTTTATCTGCGTTACTGCCTTGAGTAGGTGTTATACCAGTTTTTCTAGTTGTCCAAGAATTGATTTGTTTTTCAGTAAGATTTAGATTTGTATCTTTGCCTTTGTAGTTTTTAGTTTTTTCTCTAAGAGATTCGCCGTCAGTCTTCCATTGTTCGCGCTGTGCCTGTCTACTGCGTTCAAGTTGTTCAAGTTTTTCCTGATACTTTCTTTTGCTTGACATGATTCTCCAATAATGCTTGTCTTAGCTTGTCTGAACCGCCTACACGTACATTAATAATGCCGTTATAATAATCATCTGTTTCAAGTACACGCCTGTCAAATTGTTCTCTTGCCTCTATGTATGACATTTCTGCCCTTGATTTACAAAAATAAAGTATCTCTCTAGTAAATTTGTCTTGGCCTAATGCTGCTACGTCTGCTTGAAGTTTGTCTGAGCTGCCCCAATATTCCTTCCAGTCGCTTTCTTTAAAGCCTCTGCGCTTGTTCTTTTTGCCTTTAAGAGGTGGCTTAGTAGTTTTAAATCGTGCTAATTTCTTGCCTATGTACTTGCGATTATTTGTTAAATTGGTAATAAGATATACAAAGCCTTCAATGTCTTCTGGTATTTCTGTGACTTCTTTACCTTTATATGTCCAATTCATACATTAATTATTTTTTGGATTTACTCTACGTGCCTCTTTTGGATTATTTCTTGCTCTGCCATCTTTTACATGCCTGCGGTGTTCTTCCATTATTTCATCACGACGTATTGAACACAATAACTTTATCTCGTTTAGCTTTTTTCTTACTATGCGCCGCCTGGTTTCAGCAGGACGCTGCTGAAAATCTTCGTTTAATGCAAAATAATCTAGGTATGCCTTAACAAGTTTGTCGTGTGTATCGTCTTCGATTGTCATTCTACTACATCAATGTCGTTTGCGTAACTGGTAAAGCCGTTTTCTTTAATAACTTTCAACACATTATTAACTCTACCAACCAGTTCGTCTTTGTGCGAGATAAGAAAAATGTTTTTGCTACGTTCTCTTCCCATCTTTTTTAGAACTCCTAAACTATTTTCAACTCCTGCTGTATCCATTCCGCTGTCAATAAGCTCGTCGATAAACAACAAGTTAATGCTTTGGTACAAACTTTCCCAAACATCGCGGAAAGCAAAGCTCAGACCTAGTATTAAACGATTGCGCTCACCTCTTGACAAGTTATCAAAGTCCAAGTCTTGACCTAGCTGTGTAATTTCAACACTCAGGTCATTTAAAAACGCAACTTGATGTGGTAACCCTAGTTTATCAAGGTAATATGTAAGTCTGTTGTTTAGATACGCTAAGTTTTGATCAATAATCTTTTTTCTAATAAAGGAATCTTTATTGGTTAACAGTTTAAGCAAGAAATCCTGATGTTCTTTAAGTTCTGTTAACTTATTAACACCTGACCAGTCGATTACTTGCAATGCAGTGTTTTTTAAATCGTCTATCTGTGCTTGATACGGATCTTCTTCTTGTTCTTTACGCACGATCGCTGCTTGTAGGTTGTCTACGTTGTTTCTATGCTCGTAGGCTTCCTTTGCAGTTTCATAAAATGTGTTCGGCTTTGCATTAACATCACCGATTTCAGTTAATTCGTTGTTGACTTTTTCAAATTTGTCTGCAACCTCGGACAGATATTTTATAGCGTCCGACAATTCTTTATCTTTTTTTGAAAGAATTTCCTGTTTTTTATTATCATGCAATGCTTGACCACATGCATAACACACAGCATCGTCTAGTTCTTTGATGTCTTTTTGTACTTTCTGAACACTAGTATCTGCTCTAGTAAGTGCAGTTTCAAGAGTTGCATGTTCTTTCTTTAATGCATTAACACGAGTATTGCGATCGTTCCACTTTAACAGTTGATCATGCAAATCCAACTCGACTTCGATGTCAAGTTTTGCAAGTTCTTCTAATGCAGTTGATAGATTTTCAATATCCTGCTTTCTTTTTATTTCCCATGCACGTTGACGACTTATCAGAGTGTTAATACTTTGACCGATCTTTTCGTTACTGGATTGTACAGCATTAATCTTTAATGTTTCTTCTGTTATAAGATCTTTTGTAAATTTAACTTGATCTTTTAACAAGTTTGCTTTTTCAGACAGGATAGTAATGCCAAGAAGCTGTTCAATGATTTCTCTTTGGTCATTTGTTCGCATACTAAGGAATGGTTCAGTGTATGTATTAAGTGCTACAACATGTTTAAACATATTGTGGCTCATTCCTAGCAAGTCATTGATAGTTTTTTGAGTTTCTCTACTATCGCCTTGGCTTTCGTCAGCAGATTCATCAATTTGTTGAATGTCGTTTACATAAAACTTTAAGATGTTGGGCGATCTTCCACGCTCGATGCGATATAGTATACTGTTTTTTTCAAAGTTAAGGGTAACTAACATACCTTTGTTATTGGTTTTATTGATTAGATTGTTCTTTTTAATACTAGTTAGTGCTTGTCCATACAATGCATACGACAGTGCGTTAACAATAGTAGTTTTTCCAGTACCGTTGCGTGAACCAGTATCGTCTCCACCTTGATCTAAGTTTTCACCAAGTACCAACGTAAGCTGTTCACGATTAAAGTCAACAGCTTGGGTAACATTACCCACACTCATAAAGTTCTTAACAGTCAAATCCTTGATGCGAATCATTGTAGTTCACCATATATGTTCAGTAGTAGATTTTTATTATAGTTCTCACTGTCTATAGACATGATCTCGTTGCTTACAATCTGATCTACACTTTCAAATTGTGCAATATCAAGTTCTGTAGTGATTTCCTCAAGTTGTTTTTGTGGAATAAGAGTTATCTCTCTGCATTTATACTGTTCCATGAATGTTTCTTTTACAAAACTTGCTTCTTCGTAGCTGATAGGCAGGTCGAGTGTAACACGCAGATACATGTTGGGCTTGATAAGCGTATCCTTTTCGTCGATTAGCTGTGATAGTTTAACTGTACGATACTTTGGACAATCTGGCCAATCAATGTACTGAGGTTCTGCATCGTTTTCACGATCCAGTATCATCATTCCACGTGCATCGTCCCATGCATCAGCATAGTTGTGAGGAAATGCATTACCGATGTAGTGTATCTTGCCTTGTATTTGTCGTTTATGAAAGTGTCCACTAAACACATACTCTTGATTCTTGAAGTGTTCTGCTTTGAGTTCGCCGTGGTCTGGCATCTGCACCATAGCATTCATATAAAACGAAGGAAGTTCGAAGTGTCCAAACACGTACTTTGCTTGCAACTTCTCTACTTGTTTCCATTCTTCGTTAACCAGCCACGGAACAAGTGCTACATCATCAAATACTGTAACGTCGTTAATTACTGTAATACCAGGAATGTGTTTTGCAAACTCGGTCGACTTGATGTCTCTTGCATCTTTGTAATACAAGTCATGATTGCCAGCAAATATATAAAAGTTTTCAAATGCAGCCCCAAGTTTTTCCAACGCTCTAAGCCCGCTATCCATTGTTGTTAGGTTAAGACTGTTTCTATTATGATTCCAGTCTCCACAAAACAATCCTGTGTCGCAGTTATTTTCTTTAGCGGTTTGAATAAACCAATCAACAAAGTCTTCACAGTCTTGATTGTGAATCTTAGAGTTACCTTTCATACCAAAATGTATGTCAGTGAACACTGCTGCCTTTTTAAACAATATAGATCTCCGTATTAAACTAAAGTATAGCGAGTATGTCTTTGATTGTCAACAATTATTCTTCTTGAGAATCTATATAACGTTTTGTAGCAGCTTCGAACTCGCCTTGGTACTGTCTAGTAAAGCTAGGATTTAGATTATTCATTTCTAAAATGTCATCGCGAATATTTTGATTGCGTTTTTCTAGGTTTATAACACGAACAAAGCTGTTAGTTACGGCTGCGGTATAATATGCAAACGGGTTATTAGACTTTGATTCGTCAAACTGCAATCCTATCTGTGTTAGCTGTAGTACTGCTTGACCTTTCATTTCGTCATTGTATGTATAACCACGGACGTTTCCTCTTGTAGCATAACGCTCACACAGTTTCATCCACATAAGTGCAAGTTTTCGTGTTGCCACACCGTGTTCTTTGGAAAAATAACCATTCTCCATGCCACCAACCCAATGACTTTTACCCACGCATACCAGCTCACCGTCTTCGTTAAACTTCCAATGTTGAAAAGGTGGGAAGTTTAGTTTTATCTTACCATCGGCTACACTTTTTGGGTTTTTCTTTCTACCAGGCTCGTCGGGTATGTGATCAAACGTCATAACTCTAAATACTAAATCAGTTTTTTTAATTGATTTAATATCTATTTCACAATCCGATAGTTTTATCTTGTTGTTTTCTATTTTTTTAACTTCGTAGTCTTTTGAAGACAATCGTTTTGCTCTATTTTGTTTTGCTTCTATAACAATTTTAGAAGTAATTTTAGAAACATCTGACACGATTATGTCGTACTCTGAAAATTCTGGATCAGTAAAACTTGAAAATGTGTTTTTACTTTTATGTATTTCTGCTAGCATATCTTTATTATTTAAATAATTGACTTTTTTCATCTTTTTCCTTATAGAGTTAATACTAATATAATATATGCACTTAATTTTGTCAACTAAATACATAAGGAGAATAATATTATGAGTTTACTTTCGTCCTTTGATAAGTTTGTAAAAACAGTTTCGTCTACAGCTACTACAGTTGGTAATTTTGTTAATCAAGTGTCTGGTACAATAAACGGAATAAAAAATGTAACACAGATTATATCTAATCCGGCAGCATTTATGTCGTCGCTGAGATTAGGAACCTTTCCATCAGGTGCTCAATACGTTGCGTCAAATACATCGTTTGCATCTTGGGGAGGCACTGCTCAATCTGCCGGATCGGACTGGAGAGTAAGAATTCATCTTCCAACTAGTATTCCTTCCTTTGTTAATTCTGCTTATTTAGAGCCTTTACGTGCTTCAGATAACTGTATGGTATTTCCAACTACTCCGCAAGTTTTGGTAACTCATTCTGCAAGTTATAATAATTTACAACCCTTACATACTAATTATCCCTTTCCGATATATCAAAGTAGTTCAGTTGAAGATATTACAATTACTGGAGATTTTCCTGTAGAAAATGAAAAAGACGGACAGTATTGGGTAGCCTGCGTACAATTTTTAAGATCAATTACAAAAATGTCTTACGGTAGTTCTCCGAATAGAGGATCACCCCCGCCGCTGGTTCATTTAAGCGGATACGGCGACTTTATTTTTAACAAAACACCAGTTATTGTTAAGATGTTTAACCTTGATTTACCAAACGGTGTTGATTACATAAAAGTCCCAATTGCACAGTCTGTTGCAAACGAAATAGGTTCCGGTACATATACCTATGTTCCTACACTTTGCACATTTAGTATTACAGTACAGCCGGTGTTTAGCAGAGATAAGCAAAGACAATTTAACTTGGATAGCTTTATACAAGGTGGATATGTTAAAGAGGAAGGATTTATTTAATGGAAGTTAGTTATGCAAAAACAAGTCCGTGGCAGTTAACACAATTAAATTCTACAAACTATCTTGATATAATGGTAAAAAGAGACATACCGGCACTGTCGGATGATTTGGTTTTTGAAATTACTCCTCAGTATACATACAGACCAGATTTGTTAGCTTATGACTTGTATGGTAGTTCAAAGCTGTGGTGGGTGTTTTCTATTAGAAACATGGATATAATTAAAGATCCTATTTTTGATTTTGTTGCGGGTACTAAGATTTATGTTCCAAAAAAGTCAACTCTTATTACAGTTATAGGAATCTAACATGGGAATACTTTTAAATCCACTAGGGAAGTTTGTATCTTACAACTATGTGTGGACATTAAGTGCATTAAACGTTAACGAAGTAAACAGCACAGGATTGCCAGGTGCTGGAAATATTCCTATAATACGTTCAAGTGGGTTACCCGATAAAACTATTACAACTGCGGCAGAAGATGCAGCAGGAATAAAAGTAGAATACTTTATCGACAACATTTCTATAGACAGTCTTATTTCCAACAACCCCGGAACAAGTACATCTGTCGCAACAAAAATTACATTTCAAGTTACAGAACCTTACAGCATAGGATTATTTTTACAAACGCTACACCTTGCATCAAAATCTGCAGGGTTTGAAAATTATATCGAAGCACCGTGTTCCTTATCCTGCGAGTTTGTAGGCGACGACGACTCGGGTAAAGTAACCAGTCAAGTAGAGCGCAAGACTTTTGTAGTAAAACTTGTAAACTTGACTTTTAAAGTAGATGCCAGTGGATCTGTGTATGACATTGAATGTATTCCTTGGAATCACAGTGCGTTTACTGACGAAGTTCAAAATGTAAGAACAAGTGTAAAAATATCAGGAATTACTGTTGAAGAAATATTAAAAACCGGTGAAAAGAGTTTACTAAAAGCAATAAATTATCCCCAGGAAGAAGCAATGGGACGAAAGGTAATACTTCAAAACGATGTATACGACATTAATTTTGTAACAAACAGCACAGGACCATCGTCTGGAAGTTTATATAACACCGGAACTGTAAACGGATCTTCGTTTGCCACAAGCAACATTAGCAAAGATTTTGATTCTTACGGAACATCTGGACTTGCTTCATTGAGTCAGGTATACAATCCAAGCACAATGATTATGATGCCTACATCAATAAATGACATCACTAGAACATTTCAGTATTCTCAAAATACAAAAATTGAAAAAATTATAGAAGATGTATTGTTAACCAGTGAATGGGGACAAGGACTTATTAGTAGAAGTCCTAACAGTAAAGGAATGATTCCTTGGTTTAAAATATTTGCAAGAGTTAATATATTATCGCCTGATAATGGCCAAGGCCGCCCTGCATTAAACTATATCTACGACATTTACGAGCAAGAAGTTCATGTTAGTCAAATTGCACCAAACACCTCAGAACAAAACTATGTAGAACTAGCGGGTGACTGTGTTAAAGCATATTTTTATTCCTATACAGGGTTAAACACAGACGTACTCGACTTAGAATTTACAATTGATAACAGTTTCTTTAAAACATTAGCTGACCCGTCTATGGCTGCTGTTTCGTCCTTAGGCAGCGGACCTAGAACTATAACCAAAGAAATTGCCAGTATTGCTTCAAACGCACAAGTAAGTCGACTAATAGAAACAAATGGTGCAACGCCTGTAAACAAGGCAGTTTATACAACTGCTGATGCAACAGCACCAACTGGCGCAGCCATTGATGACGAAAAACGCCGTGTAGCAGAATTATTTAATAGAGCTATTTTAAACAGTGATGTTGACAACGTTGTTCTTGATTTAAAAATATGGGGAGACCCGTATTATCTACCAGATGCAGATGCAGGAAATTATCAACCAGGAACACCTTACAGAAACATAACATCGAATAATTCTGTGAATTTTAGAACATCTGAAGTTGATATTTTATTAAACTTTTCTTCAGCACTTGACTACAAAGGAAACGGACTAATAATCGACAGTGCAAATGCATTTACTGGAATATACAAAGTTATCACATTAAACAGTAATTTCAGTAATGGACAATTTACAAATTCCTTGCATTTATTAAAAAGACCAAATCA